GGCAATCAAAATCAGTCATGAGAATCACCTGTAAGTTGATGTAAAGAGTGAAGGATTAGAGTCCTTCAGTGAACCAAATAGGCTCAAGGGAGGATTCATAAACTCCAGAAAAGGTCATGATCATGGCTGATCACAACATAAACTGAGGTAGAGCTGCTGTATCTATGGGTACTACAAGACTGCAAACCCTCAGACATAAGTCAACTCTACCCAGCAAAAACAAAAGAGAGCACACACAGTGCACAAAATGATGTCAAAAGTATTAAATTGTATGGTCTGAAGCAAAATGATGATAGAAGCATTCCCCTGGGGGCCTGATGTATAGATACACCACGCCTGTATGGGGAAGATAACTAGATCTAAGACTATTGAAGAGGAGAATGCAGCCAGGGTTTGCCTGGGGGACACGATAAGAATCGCGGTTCTCATACAACGCAGGGGACTTTCCGCACCTGCTCGCCTAATTATTGACCGGTCTCGTCAGAACTTACCTAGGGGAACCACTGGCCCGCGTGACGCTGACGGCGGATGGCTCAGCCTGATAAGAGGCGACCGATGCTGATTGTCAAGGTTCTGCCTGAGTTACATGTCCCGAAAGACTGAGCCAGGCTTGGTTTGGTTTGAAGTCAGAGCCGCGTGGGCTTTGACTTGTGAACCAGATTACAGATTCATGCCGAACTTGGCAAGATCTGTAGACAATTCGGCGACTGGCACAGAGGGCGAGCTGCCTGGCGGATGGAAGATCGCGACTCGTCTGAGTCCGTTTCCGATCCGTTGCAAGCAACATAGGACCACACCACGCACTAGGTCAACCCTTTCGAACCGGTTCGCAGATTGGCACACTAGGTGCGCTCCTTGTGACTAAGAGGAACCGCATGCGCGTGCGCGATTGTATCACACCACCCCGCCGTGGTTCACGAATTGAAACAATGATAGGAAGAGACTCCCCCATCAAGTCACACTACCCCTTACTACATTTATCTATAAGTTATACTTATCCCCCCTCCCCGGCACCCCGCAATTCGCCCTTTTTTTACTTATTTGACATATACGACGGCGTGGGCGAGAAGGGTCTGGGTATCTTCCCGGTATTTTGGGGGTAAAATTTTTGGAATAGCAATATAGTAACAGCGGCCTAGAAAAAAATCGGGCTAGCTAAACCGTACGAAAAGCTCCTCAGGGTGTTCTGGGAAGTAGTGCAGCGTGGCTGGACACAACCAACCTTCTTTTTTGCCATATTTGTACCAAGCACCTCCTTGTTCGGGGTTTGTTTTGGTTAGTTTCCCGTGTGAACCGGGGAAATCGGACGCAGAGAAGGTGATTCGGTGCGTTTGTTGGGTCTTGTCGCTGAATTTTTCGATAAATTCGTCGATGATTTCCGGTATACCTGCCACAAACGGTTCGTTTTCAAGTCCTTTAAAGGGATCAGTGAAAGCCCATGTGCCATGGTGCCTGTAGATCTCGATGATCATCATGGAGTTGTTCAAGAAAAAACGGTGCGCTGTGCAAGCGGCAAATATAGCACCCCGTGGAGACAGGTAATTTATAAATACGGTTTAAAATAGATAAAAGTGCGGTAAGTACAGTGCCTGCTCCTGAGTACGGATATAAATTTATTGATCGTGAGTTAAATCGAGGTCGTCAATCTCAATCAGAGGGTTTATATCGTCCGGCAAACCCACCTCGTCAAGGTCCGCAGCAGATGCAAAGGCGGTTTCCTTTGAGTCCAGAGGCTTCTTCGTCTATGCAATATTTCGATGATGCAGATTTTATAAGAGGTTCGATGTTGCCTCAGGTGTTCGAGGCACTTGGTGAACAAGGGCGTGATGATGTTATTAATGAAATCCGTGGTCGACGCAGAGCAGATGCTCGTCGTGCAGATAGGCGTCAACCCTTAATTGATTACGAAGAAAGGGTGCGTCCACAGGAGACTCGACTGCCTTTTACCGCAGAATTTGTAGGAGGAGAAGCTTATCAAGATATAATTCCTGGATTATTTAACCAAATTACTGATTCGAATGAGGAAATACGAAACATTCAAACTGAAGAAGGAGTTAAGAGGTTTGGTGAATTACTTCAAAAATACCCTGAATTAGATGAGTTTTATCGTCGCCCTGTAGAAAATTTCGGCAAAGTAGCTTCGCGTATTGACCCTAAGTCGTTTGAAAAGTATAAGCAGTACACAGATTTAGAACAAAAATACTCTGATCCCACTGCTCGCAAAAATCTTTATAACCGTGTTATCGAATCTTTAGGTGACGATGGCGTTGATGTTGGTTCACAGCTAGCGGAAGCAGAGCGGCTGTATACATCAGGAGACCCCAAGCTACAGCAAGCTGGTCGTGAGAAGATGATGGATCTTGGAGTTGATATTGCTTTAATTGAAAAACCTGCTTTTCAGGAGAGAAGACCAATCATCGGCGGCGGTGGTTACACAACACCTAAAGAAAGTGAAGATATTAAATACATCAGACAGAGAGCTGCGGACGTAGATAAATTTTTAACAAATATAGATTTTAGAGCTGGAGAACGACTTCAAAGCGAATTCCCAGGAATATATAGACCTGAATACTACACAGACACAGAAAGAACTTTTTATTCCCCCACAGATTTTATTGATGAAATCGATAGGTACGACGAAGACGGTTACAAAGTCAGCGTGGGTAGAGGGGTTAGTCGAAATCGTCTTGAAGATCTTGAATCAATACCTGAGGATTATCAAGTCTCAAGAAACGTAGTCAGATTCTTAAAAGATAACCCTGGTTACGCAACACAAGATGTGATATTCAAAATTGGAACTCCTGGGGAGGAGATGTCTTATACGACCCTGGAAGATCTGCCTGAAAATATGAAGCGTCCAATTATGCGTTATGTGCAAGAAGCATCGATGGCTAATAGACGAGCAGGTTCGATGCTTTATAACCATCCGATGGATAACGTAGATTTACTTGCAAGAGCTAGGGAGCAGGGTTTAGATGAGAAGACAAGTAGTTATCTGAGAGCAGCTGCACCTTTTGAAGCTAAGAATGTTACTGCTCCTTCTATTAGAGGGAAGGCGTACACTTTGGCTGGTTACGGTCCTGTTTCTCGACAAGGTGATCAGGTTACGTATATCGACAAAGAAGGTAAGGCAATTCCCCTTCAAATCGAACCTCCTGAAAGACCGTTGGTTGGTCGTGTTTATGTCGACGAGCAAGGAGCTTTTTCTAGACCTGCGGCTTCTTACAGTTCTCAACCGAGATTTTATTCGACCTTAGTTCCTGGTGTGACGCCCGATAGCTTAGCTAACTTAGCTAAGGACATTCGACGCACGCCTTCTTCTCTTGCGCCTGGTGTTGCTGATTTGATTCCTAGTGCTGAAGCTGTTCGCGCAGGTTATGAGCAGGGACCCGAGGCAATGGGCAAACAAATGGCTCAGGACTTTGTTGCTGGTTTACCTCTTTCTGCCGCACTTACACCAGTTTTAGCTAACCCTGCAGTTGCTCCTCTAGCTCCCGGTGTTGGTTTGGGTTTGATTGGTTCTGCAGCTGTGGAAGCAGCGGATGAAGCGGTGCGTCAGGAAACTGGTGAAGGTATTACTCCTAAGTTGCGTCAATTCTTAGGGACTAGAAAGAGGACTGGTTTAGCAGATAAACCTTACAAGATTCCTACAGAACCAAAACCCATCCCAACTGTGAGTGTTGCTGAGCCTCGTAGTGGTCTTCAGAAGTTCAGGGATGAGATTCAGTTCAGGAAAGACTTAGCTGGAGAGCGTTTTAACCCACGTCGCGGTGAGTTTGGTCTCAGTGAACTTATTTTTGGACGATGATGGACGATAGATTTCGCGTTGAATTCTCAGCCGACGTGGGATCACTGCGTTTATTAAGGAAGTCTGTCGCTTATTTTCTAGAAAAGTGGCCTGGCGGTGATCCTCAAGAGCAAGTTTCGCTTGTTGCGATGCGAACTGAATTAGATAAAGCTCTTTTAGAGTTGCTTCTAGACGAATAAAGGCTTAACTAGACTGGTAACAAAGGGATAGTTGGATGCTTTCGACTGAAGTACGGAAAAAGGCGGAATATATTTGCAATCGAATAGCAAACGGGGCAGAAGTACAAGTTTCAGAGATGATTTGGATACAAAAATGGGCGAAAAGCAACCACAGTGTCGATTCGATGCTTCGTAGGGCCAGGAGAGAGGCGATCAGAGGTGAGCAACCTGCCGGAGGGTTAGATCAATTTCTTGATGATATGGATATTGGCGATCCGGATCCCACAGATCACTTGTCTGGGCCGCAGGATCCGACTTCTATTGCTGAGTGGTTTACGTCTAAGCGCAAGTGGTTCGTAGATGACGAAGGGTTTAGAGATTAAACAGGTGTATATCAGAACACATAGACTAAACCAGCGACAAAAAACGCAGTGCTCGACAAGCTTTTGGGTTCTACTGTGTGGGAACCACTCTCTAAGTTATTTCCGTTAGTTAACCACGGTAAATGCGACTCTTTGATTTGTTGCGATGAGCGGGGGTGTAAGGTCAATTACCAATTGATGGCTCATTTGAGCTGGGACGAGGATGGTAACCTTAAGGTCGATTGAAAGGGTTTAGAGACATAGTGATTAAAAACACAGAAGAGACGCAAGCGTGTGGGTACTTTTACTGTGTTGAGTTTTTTCTTCGACGTGCCCAACTTCACTTTCTGGACACTGTTAATTACTCTTTTCTTTTCAGCTTTTAATTTTTGGCTTTTAAGTCCAATGCTTATTAGTTAGACTAGATTTATTGGTTTTGTCAGAGTGTTGTGCCTGATTTACGCGATTTTTTATTCCGCCCCACAGATACATTTGATATAAGAAAACCTGTTTATCGTCCAGAAGATAAGGTTGAAGTTCAGCCTTTAGCGCCGGAAACGGGTAAGCGCGATTTTCTGTATCAGTACCTTGAGCAGAACAAAGAGGTGATGGGTCCTAAGACTCAGATGTTTGATCGTTATGCTGATCCTGATGATGGTACACTGAACAACGACGAAATGGCCCGTGTGGACCCCACCGATAAATTCCTTCTGGATTCCCTTCGTAGGGGCGAGATTGGCGATCCAAACAGCCCGAGGATTAGAAAAGCCATTATCGACCTGGAAAGAAAGATCTACAACGAAGGACGCGCTAGTTCGATGGATGGTGATTTGATGGCTGCGGATCCTAGTTTTTTGATTCCTAGGGAGGTTTCTCCAGAAGAGGTAAAAGGAATCAATAGGCGAGTTATCCCTGATTACGATCAAAAACGCGAAAAACTTCGTCGTGGATTCTTATCACCTCTTCTTCGAGGAGTGTGATTAAGCTAAAGTAGAGGATATCTGCTTCGTAGAAATATGGCACGTCAAGCTGGGGAAAAGTTTGATGCCCGTAAGTTTGAAAAGTATATGCGGGCTTTTGACCGCAAAGCTTTTGGCGCTGGTTCTGGTAAGGAAAAGCCTAAAGATCGTTTTAGTGCTTTAGATGTCCGCAAGATGTTTGATGCGGGTGTCGATATGGGTGGATCAAAAGCTGACATTGCTCAGGATGTTTTAGATTACGCAGCCGACTTTCGCGGCAAGAGCAGCATGGGCGGCGGAACTGAAAGGGCGCTTGACCGACTGCGTGGTTATTTGAAAGACGATGAGCCAGATCAACCCGTAAGTGTTGACCCGATTCCTGCAGATGAGGGCATTCCGGTTCCTTTTGAAGTCCGAGAAGAGGAAGCAACTTACGCTCCTTTTAGAGGATCTTATTTTGATTTCGTTGGCGGTGATCCTAGCAATCCTGCGGACTATTACATGGGTGATCCGGACAGGGGAGGTGCCACGCGATACTTCGGAGACGAAAAATTCTTGATTGAAGATGGTGCCCCTGGTGCTGTTGTTCCCGATGGAGCCGCGAGTTTCATTCGTTCGATTCAAGATCCTGAGTACATTTCAACTTTTGGTATGAGTATGGATGAGGACGAAGATAAAGGTTACGAGACTGAAGAGGACCGTGTTTCTAGATCTGTGGCTGGAGGGTTACCTACTATTGCGAATATGTTTAGAGATCGCGCTATGGACGGATCAACGTACTATGTGAAAGGTGATCAGCGGATTTATATGTAAGTTACAAGTTGGATCGAAGTTTTAACAAGCGTGGCAAATAGGGCTACGGTGTAGTTACTTGTGTGCCGCAAGTTGTAATAAAAACGGGGGGAAGCGCAAGCAGCAAGAGATGAAGGGGTGCGCAAGAAGATTAAAAAAAAAACGACGTACCTGGCTGGCTAGTGCAAATTATTCTGTGGGCACAGCCTTGCGTAAAGAGTATTGCACGTTATCATCCGTACGAAGCTGGATCCCCCACACTGCGGCGTGACAGTGTCAGCTTCCGTGGATGGGCCGCTGGGTGCAGAAGCGGCCTTGAAGCGTTATTTACCAACAATCAAGTCACACTTACCTTTAACTTTTCCGCGAAGGTATAAAACCAATTTGACTCTTGCTTCTTCTGGGAGTCTTTGATCCATAAGTATTTGAGATGCTCTCTCCCGCCATCTTTCGCAGGACATATACCAGTGTGTTGGCGTGTGGTTAACAATCACCACTGCGCCAAGGAGAGCAAAAAAATGCACCCTAACCTCCTGCTACTAATGTAAATAGTAGAAGAATGCTAGGGAGCATTAGAGGACTTAATAAAAGAATTAACGTCCCTAATTCACTAGGTGTCATCCGTGTGATTTTTTATAATCAGCTACTTTTCCTACAAGCTGCCATCCAGTAAACATGGCAAGATCGAACGTAGCGAAAGCGTTCAGAGACATATCAACTGCTCTTTTAACGTCAGGATGCGCGTAATCGTCGAAAAAGACCACCCCGCCAGGCTTAACCATAGGCACGTATAAAGTAACGTCACGAGCAACTGAAGTCGAATCATGTGCTCCATCGATATAAAGAATATCGATCCATGGTTCTTCACCGTAACGGTAATGAAGATGAGGGTAAATTAAGTGTGAGTAACCTTTGATAATCTCGACTTTGCCTGCATTGTCAGATTTAGCGATATTATCCCGTGCAGTTACCTCAAGTTGAGATAATCCGGGGTATTTTTCAGGCTCTCGAAGGTGTTCTTCGCTACCGGTAAAGGGGTCAATAGAAATAAGACGAGAATCAGGGTGGCTGAGATAAAAATCTGACCAGAAACAGCTTGAAGCACCTTCATAGACTCCGATTTCAACGATTTGAAGTCTCTGTGTAGCATCTAATTCGATTTTTTTGTCGGTATTGTTGTTTTGTATTACATGTTCGCTGTTCAGGAGGGCGTCGTACCACCCTTCCGTAAAGGTATAGCGGTCACTAAGTTGTTTCTTGCTCTTGGTTTCGACTTTAACGTTAGTATTTTCTTTAAGCTGACCCATTAGGTCCTGGAAGGATGATGCAGTCACTTGTAATCATGTAAACATCAGTATGGTAACAGTATAAAAAGTGTTTGACAGGACCCCACACAGCTGATTTCCGTGTAGATTCTTGGTGCCGAACGTCTGCTGAATTTGAAGGTTTACGGACCCTATACCCGCAAGGACGGAAGGCAGATTGTTGTCTTTTACAAGGACGGCAAAGGCAAGACCGTGAGCTATCCCAAGTATCTGCTTGAGCAGAAACTAGGTAGAGCACTTCTTGCTCACGAGACATGTGATCACATTGATAATGATCACACCAACAACTGTCTCGATAACCTGCAGGTTTTGTCTCGTGCGGACAATGCTCGTAAGAGCCAAGCTCTACGACCTGCTGAACTTGGAACTTTTACATGCCCCGTGTGTAATTGTTCGTTTACTAAGCCTATGAACTATGTCAAACACAATCTAAAACAGAACAAGTCCGGTCCTTATTGCTCCAGATCTTGTGCTGGTAAAGGCGGCCATCCATCTAACAAGCCCGCTTAGCCCAATTGGTAGCAGGCAACAGATTTAAGCTCTGTTCAGTGTCGGTTCGAATCCGACAGCGGGTATTAAAATCCCTCGACCTGCAAAGGTCATGCGAGTTCAAGTCTCGCCTCAGGCATTTCATTTCTTATGGCACTCCGAACTTCTACTTCTTGGGTTGAGCTGACTTGCGATTGCTGTGGAGTTAAGTTCAAACGCAGAGCTTCCGAGCATCGTTCAAATCAAAAGAAAGGACGTACCAAGACTTTCTGTTCTTCTGTGTGTGCTGGCAAGACGCCGCCTAGGTTCTATGAGCGCAAGACAGAACCAGAACGGATTAAAGCGGCTCGTGACGGATTAAGAGAAAAGTGTCCTAATTGCGGTGAAAGGTTTTTAGCTGTTGTAGACACCAGGCTTAACAAGCAAGGTCACCGACGTCGCAAGAAACACTGTCTTAACTGTAATTACCGTCTGACCACAATTGAGCTGCCGGAAACAGAAGCCCATACGCTTGTGGACAAAAGTTCACTCATTTGCCAAATGTGCATGCACAACGATCGAGAAAAGATGTGCTGCGATTTTGAAACTCCTGAGTACATGACCCCTGATTCACAAGATTGCAATTTGTTTAAGAAGCGGACTTAACAGCCTTTCACGCACGTTAATATTTATCAAGTTGTTTATTTCTCTGTGGAAGAGAGGAAGTGGATCAAGGGAGTTAGAGGCGGTGAGTACTACATCAATGAACTAGGTGTCAAAATATACAAAAAAGACCAGAGCAAACAGTATCCACGTAAGTTCAAACCGAAGCGAGGTGCTTTCTACAGGCATCTTCGAAGTCAGATTGATTCAGATGGCGATAATTTGAATTTGTGTTAGCATGCTGCTACTGCTGATGCTTCATGAATAGCATTCCTGTTCTGGGTACTGCGATCGTTAATACTCCTTACTGGTTACATCGGCTCTACATGAGTATCGATTATCCAGTCGAAAACTTTGTTGTCTTCAATAACAACGGTCGCGGTCAGATTACCCATGAAGTTGACCTGCTTAAGGAGATACCTAACAACAACGTAAAGAACGTCCACATCTGTCACTTGCCTGCGAATGTCGGGTGCAGCGGTGCTTGGAACTTAATTATCAAAAGTTTCCTGAAAGCTCCTTACTGGGTCATCTCAAACCACGACGTAAAGTTTGAACCTGGTTTTCTAAAGGAGATGAATGAGAAGGCTCAAGATCAGGAAGTTGGTATTGTCCACGGTTCAGGCGGTGGTTGGGATATCTTCTTGCTGAAAGACTGGATGGTTCAGAAGTACGGTCTCTTTGACGAGAATCTATACCCCGGTTATTGCGAAGATATGGACTACGGGATGAGGTTCATCCACGACGACGTCAAGCGAATACTTGATCTTGAGGCTGATTACTACCACGGTTCTAAAAAGAACGATTATTCCGATGGCTCACAGACTTGGCGGTCCGAACCAGCTATTGCTCAAGGTATCCATGTAGCTCACGAGCTAAACAAGCAGTATCTGCATTTGAAGTGGAACGAGGCGTGGCAAGGACACGTTGAGGGAGAAACTTATAAAACTCCCTTCAATCTTCAAGAAATGCCGTTGAGTTTCACGACATTCGATTTAAGCTTTGTCCGCCGCAAGCATCTTGGTTTCTGACATGAATTCTGTACGTCACCGTATCCCTAGTGAGTGCTGGTCTGTAGACGACGATGCAGCTGCTCAAAAGTTTGATGACTGGGATTATGTTCTCAAGAGCGTTAAAACTGCATCTGAGTGTCGTATATCTTGTGATAATCCTTTCGCTAACTGTCTGCCTGGCGATCACTACAGGCTTTTGGCTGGTCTCATTTTTAATCTCGACCGCAGCCAAGGACCACTTAGTTTGGTCGACATTGGTACACACTACGGAACTTCTGCTCGCGTAATGCTTGATTACTCGCCTGACGAGGATCAGGTGACTACGTTTGATGTCGCTTCGTGGAAAACCTACGAGACAACTTATTTAACTGAAAGCGATTTTGAGAGCGGGAGACTTACGCAACACCTTGAAGACCTTAAGAAAAGTGAGGTATTCAACCGGTTCGTAAAACTCTTGGTTAACGCGGACTTCATTATGTGCGATGGGCCTAAAGACGGTACTTTCGAAAGGACGTTCTATAGTCTGTTAACAAACGTAAAATTCCCTAAGAAGAACCGTTGGCTGCTTCTTGATGACATTCGGTTCCCGAGCGAGATGCCTTCTTGGCGTTTAATTAGCTCTCCGAAGATCGATTTGACATCTTTTGGTCATTTCAGCGGTACTGGTTTAGTCAACATCTCTGAAGGACTCAAGCTTGGGTAATGCCTTTTTACTCCGCACATACAGCTAGTGGTTATTTAATTAATAACCTCAAAGACTTACTCACGCAGAAGGATATTTCTTCTTTTGCGTTGAGTAAGCAGGCTTGTCTTTCGCCAACAACGACTAGAAAAATATGCACTGACGAGCGCTATATTCCATCTCCGGATGTACTTGAGAAGATCTGCTTGACGTTAGATGTTTCTCCCGGCGACGTTTTGGCAATACAGAGTACAATGGGGTTATCTGTTGCTGTAGGTTCCGGTGTTTTCTAGGGAAGATTACGCTTTTGCGGCTCGTTTACTCGGTCTTCCGACGCCGATTACTCCGGACGAGCAAGCTGCTGCAGCCCCCGTGGTTGCTGATGTTCTTCGTAAATTTGCTCAAGGACGGGCTCCGAATCTAGAAGGTGAGCCTGGCGGCATGTATACCGGGGCCACACGGTCAATCAACTCTTACCCAGATGTTGATGACCCGATGGGTCGCAATCAATTAGCTGCACGTTTGCGTGTTGAAGAGGTTGAACCTCCCTCAATGGACCCGGTTCTCGTCGAGCTTCTTGAACGAGTCTGCCAGCGTCCCGATCTTATGGATGAGATGCTGATGTTCCTGGACATGTTGGAGCAGCAGAGCAACATGCACATGGACGAACTTTCTTCTCAGCGTCCTGCCGAATACGACACCCCCAACATGGGTGCTAACTATTCGATGCTGAATGCACCGTCAAGTAACAACATTCCTCCTTCTATTCAGTATCAACAACTGAGCTGATGAACCACCGCGAACAACAACTACGCGAACGGGACATTCGAAACGATGTTCCCGGTGTGGACCCTAATGAGTTTTTGCGTCGTTATCTAGCTTCTAATTTCCCGCAGACAGCTGCTATTGCTTCTAAACAACAAAGGGAAACAGAAGTTGCACCGATGCTTCCTGGTGAAAATGATTTAAAATCGATAAAGAAACCGCTTAGCGGAACACAGTACGACAAACCTGGAGTTAACTGATGGCTGGTCCTCTTCTTCCTACTGCTGCTGCTGCTCCCGCTACTGCTACTGCTGCTGTCGGTACTCCTGCTGGATTCAAAACAGCACTTGCTGCTGATATTCTGACCCAAATGGGGGTTAGAGGTTTAGATTCTTTATTTGGCAATAAGGCAGCCTCTGTTACCGGAAGTAACTCAAAATTCACGATTACAGCAAATGATTTACTTGCTTTCGAGCAATGGGCTGCAGGTGAAAACTATAGACGTAGTTTGATTGGACAACCTCCGATCGACGTGCAGGCAAAATTAAAAGAAGCAATCGCTCTCAACAACAAATATTTAGAAGAGTCCTCACGTAGAGACGCTTACTTAGCACGCGTAAGAGGTGAGCAGGAGAATATCGGTCAAGCTATTTCTTCTCTCGGTAGCTTGGGCTCAGAAGGAGAAAGAACTCTGCAAACCGCAATTAATAAAGTTTTAGCTCAAGATCCAGTAGGATCTAATCAAGCTCTTGCCAACTTAAGCAGAGGTTTTTGATTATGGATAACCAAATTAAATTCGACAATCTTAACCCATTTATTAAAGCAGTAATGGGAGGATCGCAAGGTTCTGACCAACAGCTTAACCTTGCAAACGTGCAATTTTTCCCTGGACCGATGGATCGGGCGCTCAGGGATATTACTCGCGGAGCAGGCTCAGCTATTGAGAGGGGTTATGGTCAGTTGGATAAAAATGTTTTTGGTGGACTCCTGCCTGGAGGAGCTGAAAGTGTGGTCGGAAAGATGAAACGTTCGTTAGGTGATATTCCTGTTGCTCAACAAACACCACAGGCGACTCCTCAAGCACAACCTCCTGCAACGGCTACACCAGAGCCGTCAACAAGATTACCAGGCGATCAGCCGTTAAATACGACCAGTCAGTTGGGTGGTCTTGTTGATGTTCTTCGGGATGAAATTGAAGAACGAGGTCGCAGACAAGATCGAATTACTTCTCCTGAGTACTTAGACGCCGCAATGCGTCGTAGGCAACAGGAATTAGCGTACGCCACCGATCTTCTTTCAAAGGCCCAGATGGGTCAGATGAGGGAGAAGACTCGTCGTGATGTAATTGACGGGTGGCGCAAGATCCAGCAAGAAAAGATCCGTGCCAACACCGTCATGGCAACAGCCATGATGAACACCGCTTATCTCGCTGCGACTCCTAACGCTAACGTTTTAAGTGCATTGAACGTCGCATCTGATTCTGCAATGCGTGCTTTCCAACCCGGCCAGGCGGTGAACTAATCATGTTTATGCCACTTGTTGAGCTATCCTCCACGCTCCTTCCCCATCTTCATTTTGGGATTTTTCCGGCTTTAGCAGCTGCTGCTCCAACGATTGGTGCTATCGGCGCTGGCTTAGGCGGTGCTGCTTCATTAATTGGTGCAGTCAAGGGAGGCGGCTCGTCCGGAGGTGGCGGTGGAGGATCAGCACAACCAGCTATTCCTGGTGATTACTTTGCACTCTATGGTTCTCAAGCTGCAGCAGCAAACGTACCACTTACTATTGCAGCTCAGCGCTTTGCACAGCAATCAGGTGCAAACATTGGTGCTTTAGCTTCATATATCGAGGGTTTGAGTTCTGGTCAGAAGACTATTCTCAAGGACGCAGCGATGGATTCCCAGGCTGCTCGTGAGTTGCAGTCACGAGAAGTTGCAGGAATGCTTGATGCTGGTCGTCGATTAGCTCAAGAAGTCGGCTCGATGAAGACGGCTACTGAGATGCTTAATCCTACGTTTGCTCAAAAAGCTGCATCGGATGCTCTGAATGCCGACAACCAGCTTGGTTTAGCTCTTGGTGGAACTAATTTAGGTATCAAAGCTGCCCAAGAGGGAGCCAAGATCAATATTGCTCAAAAGTACAGCGATACTCTGGCTAACATGCTGGGCACCAGGGCTCTCACGGAAGGAAATCTGGCGACAGGCGCACAGCGTATTGCAGGTGCTCTTGCTCTCAACGACGCTACTACGATCAGTGATTTGACTCGTAACCAAGCAAGAGTTAAAGGCGATATCGCTAAGATTCGCGCTGGCGCTGAAGCTACCAAAGATCTCCGTCGTAATGCCATGGGCATTGCTATGTCAGGTCACAACTTCTTTGCATGATTGATACTGAAGTCCGAGCCACTGTGGCCGATTGGCTGCAGTCTCTCGACAAAACCCAGAAAGACTCGTTTCTTCACTACGCGAAAAACGCCACGAGTGATATTGAGTCTTATCTGTATGCACGTTTCATGCGACCTTCGTATGAAGGTTCGATTGCAGATATCACTGCTTGGATTCAAGAGAAATACCCCAAGCAAGACTTACGTAAGGTCTTGTTAATCGAGATCGATTCTTTGAAGACTGATATCGATAACGTAAGGCAGATGACCCTTACAGGCATGCTTGACCATGCAACGGCAGCGACGAAAATCAGCGTATTACAAAAAGAACTCCGCTCACATATTCAGGCCGTACGACAGCTCACTGACGGTCTTGATCGCCGTGGCCTTCTACTTGCTGGTGCGGATCGTTGTTTACGTGAGCTTCTGAATAGTTTTGAGGACGCCCCAACTGTGGCATCCCTGTTAGAGGACGCCTCGTTGGTTGTGTGGTCAACTATTGAGCGCGAAGAGAAGTCCTAAACCGTCTCAAGCAACGCAAGGATATTGACCAGGGGACACTTGAAGATACCCATAAAGGAGTCGTTGACTCCAAGGGCAAGTTCAATCTCGTCGTTTTCCTCGTTGTAAACCCCACCAAAAGGCAGGATACAAGCAGGTTGTTTGGAGATTGGGCGACCAGTGACGTCTGTCCACCAGATCAAACGGTCGTTTGTAGAGCCACTAAACAGGGCTTCTGTGCACTGACGAGTGATCTTGTTGAAGTTTTCGTCGAGTGTATAAGCCCCTAAATGGTATAGGAGGTATGAAATTTGATGCTTGCTGTCGTAGGCCATATATTTCCAGTGAAAAAATACTAGCCATTCGTTGCCAATTTTGATGGGTGATGTAGAATTAAAAGTTGGATATTCTCCAGTAACCTTTTTCAGGCTGCTTGAATCAATAGTTTTGTCGGGTTGTCCAGGGGTTTTAATCGTTAAAGGGATCGTTGAATACAACAGACGGAGACTTTGATCTTCGCTGAAGAAACACCAGTTCTTTTCAGGCTTACCTTCTGTGAGGTTGTCGCCAACTGGCGGGTAAACACAGTCGACAACTTTACCGAAATCGTCCACACGTCCTACGCACACTTTTGGTTGGTTAACCATCTTGTGCTTAGATGAGTCGTATTTACTCGCGTAAGAACTCGTGATGAACTGAAGGTAGAGGTTGTCGTCAGGAGCGACAAATAGGCGTGGGTCTTCGTAGCTCAGACGATGTGGTTTTTCACGAATCTTCTTTGCACCGATGATCGTTTCGTCTCCGATCAACTCACCGACATACACCTCGGTAGGGGTGTTGTTGTAGTAAAAGTATTTACTGTCGTGTCTAAAGGTGAAAGCCTCTGGCTGGTTTCTCCAGGTAATCAAGCGGTGACCCTTGTGTGAAATCAAGCAGGGGCTGAAGTTAGCGACTGTTTGATCAGGCAGACCATATTTAATACGTGTAAATGTGCCTCCGATATCAGAAGCTTGCTGATAAACCGTGGGGTAACCAGTTCCGGAACGAATGTCTACCGGGTGCTCTACGTAGCTAAGTGCAGTTTCGTAACGAGTTTGTTGGGTCATTTGAGCACCTCCATGGCTTTTGCAAATCCTTCAGCGACAGCTTCCCAGCGGTACTGAGGGTTCTGAGTCACGTTGTAGCAGTCGTCTGCAACTTTTTTGCGGAAGGTTTCGTCTTCGTAGAGTCGAGTCAACAGTTCTGCAGCGTGCTTGTAGTCAACAATTCCACGCTCGACGTTGAGGTCTTTGTCGTTGACCCAGGCTCCGATATTGATCAACAAACCACTTCCGTTCCAAATGTCTTTACAGGAAGTGTGGTTTGGCACGACTTGAGCCTTACGACACATGGCGTGTTCGAAGGGAACTAACCCCCAACCTTCGCCATTAGCAGTGTTGAGGCCAACGTCACATGCGTTGTAAATAAGGTTAAGTTGTTCGTCAGGTGGTGCAGCGTGATAATTCATGTTCGGAGTCAGCGCTACTTTCTGAGTCGGATCAATGCCGCGTCTACGAAGCTCGGTCTCTAACAGTTCTTTGATGTGCCAGCCGAGATCTTTCTCAGCCATATTCAGGTAGAGGAGAACGTCTTCTTTACCTACACAGAACTCAGCAAACGCCTTGATGGTCTGATCGATACATTTACGTGGTTGGTTTCGGTTGCCATTAAAGACAATGAATTTGTCTTGAGGCAGACCGAGCCGCTTACGAGCTTCGGTTTGATCAATTTCGTAGAACTTATCTCGGTCTAAACCGTGAGGGACAACGCCCATTTTCTTGGGTTGCACCCCGTGAGCCATCAAGCGTTGAGCTTGCTCGATGGTGAAGGTGATCGAAAAATCCCAGTCTTTGATGTACCGAAGCATAGGCAACGGATACCACTCAGAGTCGGTAGGGAAATATGCAATAAATTTAAAGTCAAACTGAGCCTTGAGGAAGTGGATGCGTTCCCAGATCTGGTTGCAGATCCAGATGTCGTTTAAACAAATAAAGAAGTCAGGTTTTTCCTTCTCAACGATCTGTTGAATGCGTCCTACCCCGAAACGATCCCCCGGATTGTGAGCTGAAGCAGGGTAGATTTTGAAGGGATAGTCATGAGGGTCTCCTTGGTAATTAATCCCATAGACCACAACTTCATTATCTTTTCTCAAGTGATCTAGAACGCTGTGTGTCACACGAGCGAAACCAGTATTAGAAACAGCATCCCCGTACCAAAGTATCTTCGCCATACAGAGTTAGAATTTCGCTAACAGTATACGAGCAGTCTTAAGAAAATGCCTAGTAGAGAAACTTACGCATATCGACGTGCTCTTAAAGCACGAGCGCAAAGAGCCATCGATAGTAATGATTCTGTAATCGATAGTGTCTTTCACCGCGCTCAGAATGATTTTCTGACATTCTGTACGCTTCTTGATAAACCTCCAGCAAAACATATGCTGGAATGGCACCAAGAATTGATTACGGGAGACAGCAATAAGTACCTTATAGATATCGCTGGACCAAACCTTGATATTCTCAGCCCGCGTGGTTCTGCGAAGTCGACCGTACTGAACTTGTTCACAGCTTGGGTTATCGGAAAGCACACAACCGCACAGCGTCCTCTCCAGATTATCTATTGTTCTTACAACATCGCTACCGCTATCCCCAAGAGTCGAATCATCAAACAGATCATCGACTCATCCACATTCAAAAAGATATTTCCAAAAGTAAAGCTAAAGGCAGGTATGCAGAGCGATATCGGTTGGTCTATTGACTTTGACTACGCAGGTATCGACAGGATCGGTGACGAGGAATTCACACTTCGTGCGGCTGGTCTTCGAGGGTCAATTACCTCAAAAAGGGCACACCTTGTCATCGTGGATGACCCCATCAAATCAAGCTCTGACATCAAGAACCCTGCTGTGCGGGAGGAAATGAACAACAACTGGTCGTCAGTTATCGCCCCGATTGTCTTTGAAGGTGGACGTTCGATCTGTCTTGGTACGCGATTCCATCCTTTGGATATCCACAAGACCATGTTCATCCCCAAGAAGGGCTGGAAGCAGGTGGCTCAAGAAGCCCTTACGTACGACAAACAAGGTGAACCTGTCAGTTATTGGCCTGAGCAGTGGTCTGTTGATTACCTGATGGGTCAGAAAGAACTTGACCCTGTTGCATTTGCTTATCAGTATCAGCAACAACCGGTGATGACGTCTGATCTTGTCCTTTCACCTGACCTTCTTATTAAAGGAGAAGTTGAAACTGAGTTTGATTCTCTCGCAGTCGGTATCGACTTGTCAGCTAGTAAGAATGAGACTTCTGACTACACAGCTTTTGTCCTCGGAGGGCGATTAAAAGATAAGTATTTTATTATCGATTCTCATCAAGTCAGGTCGATTGGAAACTTAGAAAAGATCGATTTGTTATGCGACATGCTTGTCGAGTGGGGAATTCTAGAACTTCAAGATGATCAATATTTTCCCACTTATTCAACAGTCACTCTCGTTGTGGAAGCAGTCGCATATCAAGCTTCTTTAGCGGCAGATCTGAAACGTGTGCTTCTTGTTGAGCGAGGGCTGAGCAACCTTAATATCCACGAGGTCAAGGGTTTCAGGGGAGACAAGATCGCAAGATTCCGAGGCACTCTTGGAATTTTGGAAAACAAAAAAGTTACTTTTAATAAATACCGTAAGTTCGATGCTTTAATGGATCAGATCGTAAACGTTGGTGCAACGTCACACGATGACTTGCTCGACGCTTACACGCACCTGATCAACTACCTGCAACGACGGGGCAATTACAACGTCGAGTTCTGATGGAATCTATTTATATAGCGATCACAGCGCACAACCCTCTTTCTCGCATTGAGAAAACTCTTGCAGTTCTGAGAGCTTACGAGACTCTTCCTTTGAAGGTTCACGTAGAGTTCTTTATCGATTACGAGCACGCTTACGACTTAGATGAGTTTTCCCTCATCGTTGGAGGACATGTTCATCTCGATCAAGTCGGTTTTACTGTCGCAGATGAGTCTTATGCAGGTTTTGCACTTTGCTGGGCTCATAAACCAAATCTTGCAAAAGCCATAAGAGATAAAAAATATGACTTTTATATGTACTCAGAGAACGATATGCTCTTTGGGTCTAAGCAGTTTGTTTACTGGCGTGACTACAAAGATTTACTCAAACCATTAAATCTTGAGCCTGGTTTCTGCCGATATGAGGAATACAAAGGTCTAGATATACCTTTCGATAATTACAAAAAGTGGGACCTTTACGGACTTACCCCTGATGTGTGGGACGAAATCCCTTACGAATGCGGAACGATCTTGACGCCAAACGATAAAAATTTCCTCGGCTTTACTTCTCTCGGTAATCCCTACGCAGGTCTAATGATTCTCGATCAGGACGATGCCGAGAAGTATATAAAGAGTGAAAGCTGTCACCCTCAACTAAGCCACCGCGTGGTCGGTAAACGTAATTGGCCGATCGCTGATCGTAGTTCTATGGGTTTAGCTTTTGAGGGTTTAAAACCAAATCAGGAACACCGTCGAGTTGTGCCATTAATCAAATGTGGTGACTCAGTTCAGATTCACCCCTGCGGTTTAGTGAGGCATCTTGATGTTAAATATTCGCCTGCTTTATACGAAGGATCAGATACCATTCATACCGGAAACATGTTCTTGACGTGATGGAAGCAGTAAATCATCCCGCACATTACTCACAGGGTAATATCGAGTGCATTGACGCAATGATGTCTGCTGCTGGTGTTGAAGGCGTCAAGTCTTTTTGTCACTTGTCTTGCTTTAAGTACCTCTGGCGATTTCAGCACAAGAACGGAGTGGAGGATCTGAAGAAAGCACAGTGGTACTTGAATAAACTTATTGAAATAAGTACGTTAGACTGATAAAAAAATAATCCTCTATGGATATCCGCGCTTTTGGTTCTGTGTATGGGCAGCAGTCGCAGCTGCCTTATGCAAGCGGGTTTCACTGGCAACCCAGTGACGGAGAAAAGACTTTTGGGACTTGCCGCGCTCTTTTTATTGAAAACAAAAGCTCTAGTAGTAAAGATGATCTGTATGTTCGTTTAAATGATATGGCTGAAAATGAGTTTCTTCACGTTGAGAATGTCGCTGGTGATATTTTTCTGCCTTTTGGTGCAGTTACACTGAGTGGAGGATCTATTAACGCCGCTCTGGTGTTGTACTGATGAGTGATTTTCAAGAATTTGGGAATATTCTCGCTAACAGGTACGCCCAGGCAGTCGGTGCTGCAAATAAACAGAGAGCACGCGAGCAGTCTGTAACTGAGGACTTCGAGTCTTTTGAGCAAAGCAGCTTTAACCAGCAAGTAGGTGGTCCCACACCTCCAGAGATGCCCTCGACTAACGACGGAGCTGCACAGTTTCAAACGGAATCTATTCCTCCAGAAGAGCAAGACATAGAGGATATGAAGAACTTACTCCTTGAACGGAGTAAGAAACGTTTTCAGATGGGTGATATAGATTGAGATTGAGGTAACATACTGCTACTAAGCTTTAGTGCAGTGCTGATCGATTGTTTTCCTTATTTCAACGAAAAAGAAATTCTTGAGCTTCGCGTAGAAACTCTTAAAGACCACGTAGATGGTTTTTTAATCACAGATGCAAACCGCACCCACAGGGGTGATCCTAAAGAGTTTTCTTGCGTAGAGACCATTAAGGAGCTGGGTCTGCCTGAGGAAAAGATTCAAGTTCTGCACGTTGAACTACCTCCGTACGAGGAGGCTCCTGACCCATGGGTTCGAGAACGAGGCCAGCGTGACGCTTTAAGTGTCGGTCTTTTCATGATGCCTGACGACACTTATTTTATTTGCAGTGACTGCGATGAAATTACAAACCCAGAGAAGCTAACAGAGATAAAAGAAGCAGTAGATACTCACTGTGACAAAACTGTCAGGTTGTCCATGTCCATGCATTACGGAAGGGCTGATCGTCAACTTGTTTCACCTAAAGGAGAAAAGTTTGATTGGCGATGTGGCACCGCTTCGACAGTCGGTCAGCTCAGGGAGTTTGGAACGCTTTCATCGTTGAGGGCGACCACGAATAACTGGTATGTAGGCAACAGGGACGCTGGTTGGCACTTGAGTTGGATGGGTGACAGTGATCGTCGTAAGACAAAACTGCGAAATATCGCGGAGTATTATATCTGGGATAAACCAGAAGTACAAAAACTATGTGATGACTTTGTACCAGAAGAGGGCAATACAGACATGCTGGGACGTGAAGATCACTTAATTACGTCTTATCCAGTTTCAAAACTTCCAGAAGCAGCCCTTAGAATAGAGCGAGTACGGAACTACCTCTTGCCTGACGGTCATGAGGTCTAATAAATAATGACAGCTTCTGTTGACATCCGTAATCAGTTTGAAGAGATCCTTGAGGCAGCTCGTACTCAAGATCGCTCAAGCCAGGCTGCAACAATGGTGGTCTTAAGCCACCTTCAGCAAATGACCCTCTTGATGATCAAGAAGGGTTTGTCTTTTTATTGTGATCAAGATACATATAAGAGTAGAACTAAGTTTATTCATGACGTAATTGAGCTAAACCGTCTCGATATAAGGTTTCCTGCAATTATCAGGAACTTTTTGATCGACGGTTGCGGCCTGTTTTACTTTCGCCCAGACCCAAAATTAAAATATCAGATTTATTTCTTTAATAAGAAGCAATATCGTGTCTACCACGACGCTAATGGTCAAATTGAAGAAGTCGTCATTCTTTACGATTACAAGGTAAAGAACAATAATCTCGGTTTACCAAGTGATGTTTACGGTCAGAACAAGCGTTACGTTCGTTTAAGCATCACTGCCGATGAAATTACTGAAAACGAGTCAGACACTGAGCTTAGTTTTGAGCTTGAGCCTGGTGGAATACTTACTGCAGATCGAAAAAGACCTAATCAACTTGGATTTGTCCCTGCTGTTGAGGTTTTAAACAAACCTAACGCCAGTGGAACAGAAGGAGAGGGTGATTTTGACCCTTTCATGGAGCAAATTGTGCTTCATGACCAGATGCTCAGGAATATTTCGAAAAATATTGAGTTTTTTGGTAACCCAACGTTGATTTCGAGCCGTCCGCGCTCCGATTTACTCGAAGCGTCGGACTCTGGAAGCACTTTTAGACCCACAATCAGTTCTCAGTCTGGTTTTGCGGGTCAAAATACGCCTTCAACACGCGCCAGTGAGCCTTTTGGCTCTGCGATGGGCGGTGGCTTGCGTGTTCCACGCATTATTGCCAACGTTGAGCCTTCTGATCGAGTCGGTTACATGACTCCGGACCCGATCAGCGGAGATATGAACCGTTATGCGCTTCTTTTACGCGAAGAAATTCGTACAGCGCTCGGCGGAGTCGATGAAATCTCTATTTCGGCAGGTGCGACTGCCACAGAGATCAAAGGCTTGATGGGTCGCGCCCAAGCGACTGCAACAAGAAAGAATAAGAGCTTCTTGACTTACGGTTTCTGTGCTCTCTTGGAGATGATGATTTATCACCAAGAAACAGTCTTCCGCGAGTCATTTATCGCGGCTCTAAACTTAAAAGAACCTAAAGAACCTGAAGAAATCACTGAAGAATCGGCTGATAAGTTCCGCAAGGCTTCAATTCGGTTCGAAACCAAGTTAAATCAAGAAATGCAGAAGGCACTTACCGAAAATAAGGTGCCTCGTGGTGTTATCGGTCTACCAGAAGATGGTGACCGTAGTGTCAGCTACAGATACCAGGGTGATGTCTACGAAGACACTGCTTATGACGTCCTACAAAAGTCAATGGTCGTCCGCAACATGCAGGAATTAGGTGTTGAGAGTGTAGAAGCTCTTAAATACCTTTTCCCTGATAAAAATGAGTCTGAACGTGCCGAAATGTTGAGAGGATTTCCTTTCAGAATGGTTGGACAAGTTCAGTCGTCAATGCAGCAGTTCCTGGTATTATTAAACCAGATGTTGCAGTCTCCGCATCCTCTTGCGCCTGATCAACCTTTAGCGGCTGATCCTAGACTGAATATCACTCCGCTCCTTTACAGGACATTCGATCACCTTGCGGAAGAACTAACTTACTCGGGTAGCTATGAGCCAGCAGATCCAAGCTTCGACCCCGAGCCCGGTCTCCCCGGCGGCAGCCCCGGCGGTAATCAGCGACCAGGGCTCAACGACCGCCTCTCCGCAGCAGTGGGTGGTCCAAGGAGCTACCCCGGCGGTAGCTTCGGTTCCTACAGCCCAACCGCCGTCCCAGGTGGCACCGGCTTCGGTTCCTTCTATCAGTCCCCAGTACAACCCGTCAACGTACAGCTCCTCCCCGAGCAACCCTTGGGAAGCAGCGATGGGTTCTCTGGAGCGGGTGCTAACCTCCCAATCACTATCCCCCAGCCAGGCAGCACAGTATCAAACCCAGGCACCACAGCAGGCTACAACACAGATCAGTCAGCCTTCTCAGGTCCAGCCTTGGGCTTACCAGCAGCCGGTTCAGCAGACCTCGCCTACCAGCGTCTCACGGACCCAGACTTCCTCTCGGGCTTCTACGGACCGGAGCCTAAGCGAGGCAAGCGCCGAGGTCGTTCGTAACTTCGGAATCGAAGCCCCCGGAATTTTGAATGCTTACGCGTGTGCCCTTGAGGACATGCTCGTTGAGCAAGCTCAAAAAACCGATCAAGTCATTCAGATTGCTTCCAACATGGAGCAGATCTTGACCGATCCTGATCACCTGGCCGATTACACCGATCGTTACTTTACCGAAGTGGTTCCTGTCGACATCGAAGAAGCCTTCAACGATGAGGGTCAGTACAACCCCGACTCTGTCTATCAGCAGCAGTACGACATGCCTGCTCCCCCCGTGGGCGCAGCTGGTCAGGTCGGTGTTCCCAACGGTCAGTCCTGGGAGCAATTCGGTGAAGTTATGAGCCGCTCTCCTGAGAACGCCTGGCGTGTCTTGAGCCAGATGCAACCTGAAGCTTTACGGAGCAAACTGTTGTTCATGGAACCTTCCTGATTATCCTTAAAAAGGAAGAGAATCAACCCTGTCAGTCAAGCCATCTGACAGGGTCTTTTTTTGTCTACACTTGAAAAAAGATTTCACTTATGGATCGCCGCAGAGAGCCACGCCGTAAAGATGGTCGTCGTCACGACGGACGACGCAAAACTTCTCATGTCAGGCAGTCAGCCTGGGCAACTGTGCGTGAGCCTGCTGAAGAACAGCAACCTGTGGCGATGCAAGAGTCTTTTGACGAGAATATTAATCTTTAGTGTCTGCAGTGATCTTTTTTTCGATCATTTTTTCAGCAGTGCTCAGAATCTTAATACCGCAGTAACCCCCAATAAAAGCAATAGCTACTGACTCAGACTTACTGAGCTTGAATCTTTCTGATACAGCAGGAGATACAAAAACAGCGAGAGCCCAACCTACGAAAAGTGCTCTTGTGAAGTGAAAAAAGATATCCCTACCTTTCTTTGGGTGGACGATGGACTCGCTAACAGAACCTGCCACAGAACCTCCAGCGATGTCGCAGTCAACTACGACAACATCAAGGATCTTATCAAGCATTGATCCTCTCAGTCTTTTTTAATGATAAACCGATTTAGAGTAAAAGAAATAGGTAAAAAGTATGACTTACGCTGCTTTAACAAACTGGCGATACGACAAGAACATTTATCATCAAATTCAGTCTGGTCCCCAAAGAACTTCTAACGATTTAAATCTTACAGATACTTATGTTCTGACTTCTAGTGGATATGTTTATGCATCAGGGGAACAACAAACTTATGTAGCGCTCACTGAGCCTGGTGCAAATTTCGGGATCGTTACTCCAGGACCACCTCAAGCTTTTCCTGCAGATTTAGGAATTGAAACTACTTCTTATCCAGAGACAAGAACCTTAGAAGTCACCGTTGTAAACGACGGTGGGAATAAATTTGCCCTTGATGGTGTATCTCAACAAAGTCTTACTCTTTATCAAGGAAGCACATATATTTTTGACTTATCCGATTCTTCGACATCCTCGCACCCGTTCAGGTTGAGTGAGACTCAAGACGGAACTCATGCCAGTGGCTCAGCTTTTACAAACGGAGTAACGACATCTGGCACTCAAGGAAACCCTGGCGCTTACTTACAAATTGTTGTTCCTACAGGACAGACAGGCGCTGTTTATCCCTATTGCACTGTCCACGCTGGGATGGGTGGGTCAGCAGTTTATTCTTTTAATGCGCCTCCATATAACTTACCTATTTACCAAAGCACAGAATGGCGAGCAGTTCCTCCGACGATTAGCGGTTACTGGACTAATTACGATAACTACGAACAACATGCATCTGGCGTACTAACTGTTTACAACGGTTATCGTCGTCAGGCGATGATTAGTACTGCGAACGCGACAGTTCAGACAGCGTTTGGCCCGATTCCTGGTGTTAAAAGTATTGGGGCTTATACGTATTGGAACGGAGCACAGCCCTCCACACAGCTTTACAGCCCGTTTAATACTCCTTTTGGTAATGACAGCACTAATGGTTCGACAGGGGGTGCAGGAACTTACCCCCGTGGAGGCTATCCGATCCTTTACAACACAGTCGTCTCAGGAGAAAGTAGAGCTGACTGGGAGTATGCACCGCCTGTATATTGTCAAACTTTTGCATCAGCCGAGAGATCAAATGTTCCTGGAACGATGGAGAGCGTAATTAGAGGAATGTACCGAGGAAGAGCCTCTACATACGTTCCTAATTACGGTGCTGCTTACGGTGTTCTTGGAGAAGGCGTACGAGGCATGATTCGAACATTTAGTCCAGGCGTCAACAGCTCAAATCAGAAAGGTATTTAACGCTAAAAACGCAACACTTATATGCTGACTTTTATAAATCTCCTTTATGATTACAAAGTAGTTTCTACGGAACTTATCGATGTTCATCGATAATGATTTTCCGAAGATTCTCGGTGCCGAATTATATCGGCCTCACCCGGCTTATATCGTGGAAATGGCGGCTGAGCCCGTCGTTGTCCATGACTTCTCTAAACAGCCTGGTCAGACGGTCCAACTTGACCGTTACCGGTTCTTCGGAAACCCCGGCTCCAAGGAGTCCCGCGAGCGGACTGCTGAGCAGACGATCGGTACGGCCAACAGCCGGAACATCGTGAAGGACAAGGTGCTTGTCACCCTTCGCGAGTACACCGGCCCTGCGGACCCGAGCGACCCCACCCAGCCTTCTACCTTCAAGATTGCTCGGGAAACCCTGATCACCGCGCAGCGTCTGCTGCTCGATACAGGCAACCTGACCACCTTCCACCAGTCCATCGGCAGCCTGACTCTGCTCGATGACTATCGTCGTTGGCGCGATCGGGTGTTCATCAACGAACTCCTGAAAGCTGTTTCCAAGGGTCAGTCTTCTGACTCACAGGGTGGTTACTACT